CTGAGCTAATTGTAATTCTGTTTGAGCGAGTGTAACTCTTTGTGCAGTGGAAAAAATATTAGGATCAGCGACAGGTAAAACATCTAAACTACCATCAAAATCTTCTGCTTTAATAGTTCTGTCCGCTCCCTCCACAGAGTAAGGATAAGTCTCTGGTAAATAATCAGCGAATACTCTATACAATAATTTAAATTCTTTTCTTTGAGAATAATAACAACGCTTATGTATTGCCGACATAATTTTGGATCCACGCTCTAGTAAAGCTATGGTGGTGCCAACTGGAGCATTTTGATTTCCATCACCAACCTGCATATCTGCAATGCTTGCAAATCTTTGACCAGCTTGAACGACAAAACCTAAAAGGCTGTAAAGAGTTTGTGATGGTTCTTTATAAGGAAGAGGTATCAATGAGTTTCTTAAATCACCATTTGGTGCGTCTATGTCTCGAAACTCTCCTGGTTGTATTGGCTCTGCGTCATCTCTAATTCTAATGCCTCTAGATTTAAAACCTGCTGGTAAATTAGATAAAGTCCCTGCATCAATTAATTGTCTTAAAAGATCTGTAGCTGTTCTCGATAAACCACCAATCATGTGTATTAATCCAAAACCATAAAAACCCAAACCAGGTAAAAACTTATATTGAACAAAATATTGTTTCTTTATTTTTTTAGCATCTTCTTTTTCGTAGTTTCTTCTAATACCTACAACCTTTGTTGATCCCTCTTCAATTGTAACTATGTAAGGAATTTTTATTCCTGTCATCTCTCCTGAATCATCTTTATCTTCAAAATCTTTTAAATCTAATGAAGTATGAAACTCATATAATTTTACAACCTTATCTGCATAACTTGGCTTTTGACCATCTAATTCATTGTATTTTTCTTGAACTCTATCCGCATCAACTTCTTGAGGTAAAATATCTACATCTTTATAAAAACCAGAAACTTGCTTTTTTCTAAAATCATTATAACTCATGTTTATTACATGACACATTCTCTCACAGCTATCTAAATCAGTTGCCATATAATTAACTACCAAATCTTCTGCTGGAACAAACTTGGAAACAGGCCTATCCATTAATTCATCGTAATAAACTTTTTTAAAAGCAGAACCTGCGAGCGGTAAATAAAATAACATTTGATCATACTCAGGAGTATAGTCTTCCATCTTATTCATTAATTGAAAATTCATAAATTCTTGAACGCGTCCTGCTCTTGCATATTTATCAGGAGTTTCATTTCCCATGACAACTGTTCTTACCGGACCACCGGCAGGCAATAGTTCTTTAAACGCAGTTGCCTGAAACTGTGTTGCGCTCTCTGCTAATAAAGGATGAGTTGCACCACTGGCACCTTGAAAAGGTCTAGATCTAGTTTCATAGTTTAGACCAAGTAGACCTAATCCTTTGACGTAAGCATCCTCCCAATCTTTACGTGAAGATTTATCGCTTTCAAAATCTCCCATAAGTTCATTAGACAGAGTCTCTAAATCTCTATCGTCTATTACTTCTGCTAAGTTAGAGTAAAACTCTATTTCAGGTAAGGCCTCTCTTGGATCAAAGTCTACAGTGGCTCCACCCTCTTCATCTATTTGAACATCTATTCCCTCAGGGGCTGGAACACGTTGTCCATCCACTATAACTTCAGTTTCTTTTTTTAAAATTTCAAGTTCAGGTTTACCGCCTAGGTTTAAAGCTTTGTCTATATTATCTACCATTGTTTATAGGTCTCGTTAAATAATTTATATCAACTAATCCACCATTTACAAGCGATGGTATTTCTGGAATAGAGATAACTCCTCCTTGTTTTTTAAGTTGTATATTATTTTTTTTAAGTAAATTAATTACTTTTGTTGAGTTGAGGATGGCTTCGTATCCTTCGTCTCTTTTTTTGGAGATGTTCTCAATTTTTGAAAAGATATCGATGAACGACTCTGCGGTAAGTTCAACTTCTTGATCTGCTCGGGTGTCATTTTGTATAAAGTCATTTATATTTTCCTCATATTGGTTACTTTCTATATAGTCACCATACCATACTGTGTCTATAATACCAACCTTTAAATCTTTACCAAAAACTGTTTGTAGTGCTTTTTCAACCTTTTCATTGTCTGGTTTTCCTTCAAAGGAGATTGTATCAAGAACAAATCCTCCTGTTACAGGGACTACGTTAAAATCATATCCAGATAAGCTGTGAACTTCTTGTAGTTGTTTTCTGTCAAATTTTGTATTTGGCACATAAAAAGAAGTTGTTTGCATCACTTCCGCATCGGGTTGCTCCATCCCTTCTTCAACAGTAAAAAAATTACTAGAAGCTGTTGCAGCTTGGTTTAAATTTTTTCCAAGAACAGACAATACAAATTTTCTTTGATCATCAGTTAGTTGAACCATTTGACCCTTATTATTACTATAAACTGACGGGATATATACGTTGTCTCCCACGTTACCTTCAAAAGTACCATACCCTTGTATCATCCTTGACATGGTTACTTTTTGTCCAACAACTTGAGAAACTAATTCTTCAATTATAGAGGGTGCTTTTCCTGATTTTGTTATTAACGATTTATTAGCATTTCTGTTTACCTTATCTATGCTGGACATTAAAACACTATCATCAGGGAAGCTTTGAATTAACTGTTCAATCTTTTGTCCTTGAGGACTTAGAAAAGATCCTGACTCAACTGTCATCTTAATACTTTCCTCAAATGGTTTTACTGTTTTTTGTAAATCTCTAACAAAATTAGGATCAGTGATAGATTCTTTTGTAATATCGTATCCTAGTTTTTCTAATTCATTTAAGACCTGTGGACCTATTTCTGAAAAATTTGTAGATCTGCCGCCCCGGCTTTCCGTCCACATCATGGCTTGTAATTCAAAAGGTTGAAGGGGCTCGTCTTGCGGGTCTTTTATATTGACATTTTCTGCAAGGTTATTGAGAGTCATTGTCATTAAAGCATACAAGTCTGGGTTGTTTGCTAAAGTCTCAGGATTCATTCCAAATATTTTTGCCATTTGTAAATCGTTAGTGGTATTTGGTAACCGGTCGTCTGTCCCTGCAAAATATTTAAAAGTATCAGTGTAATTTCTAAATTTTGGTGAATTAATTTTGGAGTCTTTATCTTTTAATAATACGTCTAAACTTTGAGAAGTTTTAAATCCCATTCGTATAGGTCTGCCTGCTAATACGTCTGACATTACTCCCAGGGCTATTTCTAAGTTTTGCTTAGGATTAACTCCTCCCGAGGTAGTAGAAACAATCTCTAAAAATAATTCTCTTTCTTTATCATCTAAATCTAAATCAGTCATTAATCCATTTAGAAACTCTCCACTTTGTTGCCACCAATATCTTGCTTTCTCATCTCTTTGAAGAGCGTTGTTTAACAATGAAATGTCTGGCATTGTAAAATTAAATTTTTTAGCTAGCTCCTCTGCATTAATACCTGTTGCCTCTTCAAACTCTTCAAAGGTTTTGTTTTTAACTTGTTCTACTGTTTTATTGTTAAACTCATAATTTATTTTAGGAGCCTCTTTTGTTGTATAGTCCTCATTTCTTAAATCCTGATCTCCAAATACTTTTTGAGGATTAACGGCTTCAACATATGAATAAGGCTTGTCCGTTTTCATTTTGGGAGTAAATTCTTCTGGTAAAATGTTTATAACGTCCTCTGTAAATATTTCTCCTACTTTTTTTCCTTCAATGTCATATCCAAGTATTTTTACATCAACAGGTTTTCCCTCTTCGTTAATAAAATCTGCATCTAATAAAATATCTCCTGCTTCTGTCAGTGACCTTCCATACTTGTACGTCTGTTGATTAACAAACTGTTCTTGTCCACTTGGGGCGCTAACAGTAATATAAACAGGGATAGGGGTATCAGGATCTAATCTTCGAACATACTCTGCTCGATGTCTTCCCTCATGACCATCAATCTCTATTTGTCCTTTTTCATTTAAATTACCATTTAAGAACGGAACACTTAATCCTGTATTAGTATTTTCATAAAGCTTAAAGGCTGTCTTTGACTCTATACTGTTAAAATCTTTTTCTTCAGCCAACTTTAAAAAGTCTTCTGGTTTCATGTAAGTTAAAACTCTGTTCTTATAGGTTGTTTCTCCACCTGGAAAAGGATTAGCAGGATATTTAGCCCAAAATTTTCCTCCAACAGCATCACTAATATATCCTCCTTTATCAATTGCTTCTTGTTTATAATCGATATTAGGATTTCCTTTAACAAAATCTAAAATAGTTTCTTCTTTAAACATTTTGCTTTTCAGTCTTTCTTGTATTTCTTTTTCTTCGTCAGATGGACTATCTGACGGCTCAAGAACCGTCATAATAAAATCTTCTAACTTAGGAGCAGCAGCCTCTGTAAAACCTATATCACTTACTTTAGTTTTTTGTTCAGGGACATCTGGAGTAATTAAAGGCTCAGGTTTTGTGGTTGTTTCGGGCGTGCTGATAATTTGTTCAATGGAAGTTTCTGGAGGTAGAAAAATTTTTCTATTTAACTCCTCATTAAATTTTCTCTCTGCTTCAATCTCTTGTTCACTAGGGGCATAGACAGCACCGGAGGGAGTATCTAATATTTGATTGAGAGTGGATGACGTAAGGTTCCCTTGCAT